ACCTACTGGAGGATGGTCTTCATCTACTGTTGACTTAGTAATGCAATCTCCAGATTTTGGTGCGTTTGCTCCCAAACTTGGTAAAATCACAATTGAACCAGTAAACGTTGGTAGAAATTTACCAGGTAAAAAAATGGGAGTACCTAAAGATTTTGCTTTTAGAGAATCTAAATTTACTGGTGGTCTTTATGCTGTCAGTGGTATAGCTGGTTGGAGTACTTGGTTCAATACTTATGCTGTTTGGACAAATAATAAACAAAATAATTTGGTTGGCCGAACAATGGTTATTGTCAATCGAAAGATTCCTGTGTCTGCAGGAACGTATACCATGGAATATGCCATTGATGATGGAGGATCATTTGAACTCACTAGTTATGGTGTTCAGCGCGAAGATGGTGAAGTGGTATTATCCAGTACTGATGAAAATAGAGTAATTGACATCACAGGAGGATTTAATTCTGGTACACCTCCGTCAACTACATTTTCTGTAACCAAATCTGGATATATTAATTTAATTTGCACTATTACAAATGGTGGAACTAATACTTCTTGGTCGGCAAATCCTGGAGCATACGCAGTAGTTCTTAAGAAAAATAGCCAGATTGTCTGGACTACGAGAGATGCTGTAACTGGAGAAAATGGTGGTGATTGTTTCAGAGGAATGACTCTGACAGAATCTGGTTGGGTAGATGCTTGGGATGGAAGTAATGGTATTCCATTTAGATCCAATGGTCCAAATTCAGGAAGATGCTGGAGATCAAATAATACCGTAGTTTATAAGGACTATCAAATTCCTGGTGGACTTACATTAAGAGTAAAATTACAATCAGAATTTGATTCCGTTAATAACCGTTATAATACTATATGGAAAATTACTAATATCTTAAAAAGTGGAGAGGACTATCAACCTGGTAACGGTGTTGATTGGATTGATCAACAAAAATTTACTTTATTCTATCCAACTAAAGATGATCCAGAGAGAATTTCTTTAACCTTGCTAATTACAGAAACAGTTGATAGTGGTGATGCTCTACCACTTGATATTGATCAAAAAAGACTTGCTTCTGGTATGTCTGTAAATGGGTGGACCATTTCAGATGTTCGTGAAAGTAATGATGAATTAAATATGCACTATGCTGAGATTAGAGGTGGTACAGCAGACTTTACTAAGGATACAACATATACAGTTAGTAATGGTCAACAAATTATTGTTAAAGCTGGATGGGGTATTAAAGATAGAGCATGTTTAATTGGATTATATGAATTTAGAAAAAAAGAAATTGAATATGGAGTTGGTATTCCAACGCCAGGAGTACCATTTGCTCCAGAATTAATTAAACCAAAATGTGTGGCGGAAATTGTAAATGGTAGAGTCAATTCTATTAGGATCATTAGTAGAGGTAGAGGGCTCACAAATCGTAATATTGAAACTCCAAAAGTAGTTGTAGAACCACCGCCAACAGCATTCAATCATGACTTATACAATGAGTTAATTAACCAAGGTGTTACTGTAGAAAAAGCAAAAAATAGATCCAAAGGAAGTGGTAAAACTGCTCAGTTAAGATCTACATTTTCAAATGGAAGATTGGTCTCTGTAGATGTTATTGATGGTGGAAGTGGATATTCGAGTACAAATCCACCAAACGTTTATGTTCCATATATTGCTAAAGTTGATACTACCATTACTAGACCACAGCAAAATCCAGACGTGGCTGAAGAAGGAACAAAAGCAGTTTTTGAAAAATCTCCCATTTTCCAAAATTTTGCTAAAACTAGTTACGATAATCCATCATACACTATAGATCCTAAAACTGGAAAAGCAACAATAACTGGTTCGAAAAAAGCATCTGGGTTCAACTGGAATGATTATAAAAATTTAACGGAAGAAACTAGTAAAGAGATTAGTTTTGATACAAAAAGAGTAGACATTGAAACAATGACTCTTGCTGATACGAAACGTCAAACTAGATATGAAGACAGAGGTGTTGATAAAGCATTTATTCAAAGTTTCAAACCAGGTGGATCCACAAAAAATAATAAAAATGTAACTCAAATCAAATCAAAAACATCTGATAATATTGTAGCACCAAATCCAAAATTGTTATCAACGAATCAATCTAGTCTCATCAATTCTTATGTAACTCAGGCAGATAAGGCAGGTGACAAATATGGAAAAATACCAGACCAAAGAGAACCTGCGGGATTGGGTCCATCGTCATTACCAAGTAATGCAAATAAAGATCCTCAAGCAAAAAAATCTTATTCAGAGTTTTCATCTGCATCTTCTATAAGTAGTGTTATTCTATCCCCACCATCAGAGTCTCAAGGAAACGTCAGTTACTCAAAAGAGTTCAAAGATTTCACAAGACGTATGGGTGCAGGAACACCTTATGCGTTGGATTCAAAAGCATATAAACAAAGTGAATCTATAGTTACTAGGAAAGATACTGGTAAGTATATAAACACAATTCCTACTATTTTGGATGCTCAGGAAAAGAGTTTATCTGATACCTTAGATGAAATGTGGCAAAGAGATTTAGAATCTAATCGAATTGGCACTTGGAATAATACTGAAATGAGGATTACAAAACAATCATTCTTTAATTTACCTTGCCGAACAGATAGTGAAATTTATTTGATGAGAAGATTTTGTCCAGATCCAAGGCCTTGGACAACCATTACACTTAGATTGGGAGTAATTAAAAATAGACCAGATCCAAACAATCCTGATTTGACTGTATGCAAAAAATGTCTTGAGGACAATCCAACACTAATATCTCTAAGAAATTCTCTTCGATCACAATTTGGTGATAACACTTTAGATGTTGAAGACGCATATTGTGTAAATGTTTATGGTCTTCCATCTGCTGCTTGGTATGAACAATCTACAGGTGGTTATAATTCAACAACTTATAATAATACTACATATGCTGTTCCATTTGGTAACACTGGATACACTGGAGGAACTCACTTTGCTAGGTTAGGATCTCTTAGAAGTTTTACTGGGTATCAACCAAGTAACACAGAGTATCCAGATGGTTGTAGAAGTTATGAAGTTGCTGGTAGATTATTAATCTACCACAGTTTGACAAATGAGACTAATTTATGGGCCCAAACTGTGGCCGCATATGGAAATCCATATGATTTTATTTGTGGTAGAGAGTATGGGGACTCTGGAGAAGAAGAGATATATATTACTGAGGATGCTGTTTCAGTAGAAACTTCAGAAGGAGTTGAAATGCCAGGAAATTATACTTATACTATTAATGGTCAAACTATAGACTCTGGAATTTCACAAACCGTGCCAGAGGAGGGATATTGATATGCCAGCATTAGGAATCAAATCTGTAGTTGGTCTTGCTGCTACTGTTGCAGGAACATGTTCTGGACACGGGACTTGTGTTGCAGCACATATTCACTTTGCATTACCTCCATGTAATCTACCATTTACAACACCATCTCCAGTTCCTACATATCCACTTGCAACAAAAGATGCTACATGTTTATGGCCTCCTTATAATACTATGTTACTGACAGCCACTCCAAGAACGGTATTGATTAATGGTCAAATTCCGTTGCTGGATGCTGATATTTTAACTTTACATCCAGCATCATGCACAAATCAAGTTACTAGACTATGTACTAGTGGCGATAGTTGTGCGAGATTGGATATAAAACCATTACCGTGTGGTGAACTTACTGCTGAAGATAAGAAAAATGGCGGAGCTGGTCATGATAGAAAGGTAATTGCTAGTGCAAAAACCGTTTTAGTCTGTGGAAAACCTCTAGCGGTGGTCGGAGATGCTTTAGGACCGCCATGTTTGTCACTAATTTCAACAGGTTCCACTAATGTGATGGCAGGAACTGGTGGTTAAGGCAAAAATGTGCTATAATATGACTTTCCTAGGGAGAAAAATATGGCAAAATCAAAAGGATCGCTAACAAAATCTAGTTATATTCCTGGACCACCCAAAAAATCACGTCAAGGAAGAGGTTTGGGGACAAAATACGCAGCATCAAGTCGTAATGGAGCTCGCAAAAAGTACCGAGGTCAAGGAAAATAATGTAAATATGTAAGCGAAATTTGGCATTTAGCTAAATTTCGCTTTTTTTGTTAAAAAATCGGGATAGCAACCCCGTAAAAAGTTCTGTTTAACCCTTATGGAGAAAACAGATGGCAAAAAATCCAAATCCAGACCGTATTCCAAGCATCATGAAAGAGAATTTCGGTACAGTTTGTTTAATTACGGATCTAGAAGCTGATAGATACTTAGAAAAACTAAGAAAAAAGACTAACCAACCCCCACAAGATCGTTATTCCCGTCCATGTGGAGGTAAAGGTGGGTTTGACGATTATGTAGAAAGGTGGCATTAGTGATATAAATACTTCAAAAGTACTTGTGTAATGGACGAAATAGACGGTCTATTTAGTAGAAGATCGAGATCATTCACCGATTTGAGTGTTTCCTTCAATAGAAACCCTGTAACTGATGATTTGGTGACTGTGAAGGATGAAGCTGCCGTTACACAAGCAATCAAAAATTTGATTCTCACAAAGTTTGGCGAAAAACTAATGAATCCTTCTATTGGATCAGACGTATATAACATGCTGTTTGAACCACTAGATGCGTTTTCTGGGATGGAACTGAGAGATAAGATCCTAAATACTATTACAAATTTTGAACCTAGGGTTGATGTCCTTGATATGACCGTATCAGCTGTTGAAGATACAGATGATTTGATATCGGTACAAATGACTTATAGAATTATTGGAGAACCTAAGATTATTCAAAGTCAATTTATTCTAGAGAGACCTTCAAGTTAATGAGACCATCTAACCTAACATCTATTGATTTCTCTGAAATACGAGAATCCATTAAGTCCTACATGAGGACTAGACCAGAATTTACGGATTACGATTTTGAAGGATCTACTCTTTCATATCTGTTAGATGTTTTAGCGTATAATACTTACTACAGTTCGTTTAACGCTAACATGGCTTTAAACGAACTTTTCCTTGAAACTGCCACAATTAGGGATAATGTAGCAAGTCTTGCAAGAATGCTAAATTATTTGCCCAGATCGGCAAAGGCTTCATGGGCATGTGTTACCTTGCAAGTGCAAACTAGCCTAGGAATCACTGGTAATTTCCCTGGTTCAATCACTTTAAAGAAGGGTCAAGTTGCAACAGGTACATTAAACGGTCAGGCATTCAGTTTTTCTATTATACAAGATAAGACAGTAGAGGTAGATAGTAATACTGGTATTGCTATTGTAGGACCATTTAAGGTGTATGAGGGAGATTTATTATCATACACCTACACCGTAGATACTACAATTGATCAGAAATTTATTATTCCTAATGATTGGGTTGATATTGATACCTTAAATGTCTATGTCAAGCAGAATAAACAATCAACAACTGTAGACAAATATAGTAGAGTTACAAACATTACAACTCTTGACTCTACTAGCAGAGCATATTTTGTCAGTGAATATGAAGATAGAAGATATGAAATAACCTTTGGTGATGGATCTATTGGTAAAGCACTAGATGATGGCAATGTTATCATTTTAGAATATATCAAAACAAATGGACCTAAAGCCAATAATATTGGTAGAATGGGTTATAACGGATCTATCCTAGATATTGACGGAAATGAAATTTCTCCTGGTGATGTACTATTGGAATTAAATAGTAAAACTCAACTTGGAGATAAACCAGAAACACTGAAATCAATTAAATTCAATGCCCCAAGATTTTATTCTGCACAAAACAGAGCAGTAACAACAAAAGACTACGAAAACATTGTAAAAACAATTTATCCTAATGCCAAATATGTTATGGCTACAGGAGGAGAAACATTAAGTCCTCCTGTATATGGCAAAGTATTTGTATCGATTAAAACAAAATCAAATACAAAATTAAATAATCTAACTAAAAAGCAGATTATTGACGATCTTCGTCCATATTCAATGGCATCGATTGAAGTTGTTGTTCAAGATCCAGAAGAAGTTTATGTAACATTGAATGTTTTAGTTGTTGCAGATTTATTCCAATCCGCAACATCTGGATCTCAATCGACACAAACAACACCAGAAAGTCTAGCTCTTCCTGCTGGAACTGCAGACATGATCAAAGAAAAGGTTCAATATGCGATTCAAAGATTTGGAGTTTTAGAAGATCTTGGTAACTTTAACAAAGTTTTATCAACTTCAAAAATACAAAAAGAGATTCTTCAAGCGGATAAAGCAATTGTTGATGTTTTACTGCAGGTAACTGTCTATAAACTTCTTGGATATCCTACAGAAGAACAGAAAGGTAATCCAATGACATGGGATGTCAACTATGGAATTGCTTTGGACTGCTCTTGCTCAACTTCACCTGGAGACGTAATCAAATCTAGTGGATTCTATACTTCAGATAGACCAGAGACAATTCAGTACTTAGAAGATGATGGAACTGGATTCTTAAGACAGTATTATAT